ATGAACCGGCCCGCGCTTTGCCCGACCGTACGCTCTCGCGTAGCGGCCACCGTCGCACTGTGTCGCCTGTGGCACGTCGCCTGCTGTATCGCTGCGTGCGGTTTCGCGCTGCACGCAAGCGCCGCCGAACTTCGCCTCAACGGGCTGTACCAACGCGCCGACGGTGCGATCACCGTGCGCCTGAACGGCGTCGGCATCGATCCGTATTTCGCGGCGAAGGCGCTGCTCGCCGCGTCCGACGCGCAACTCGATGCCCGTCCGGCGGCACTCGCTTGGATCGCATGGCTGCTGCCGCGCCAGCGCCCGGATGGCGGTTTCGATCGCTACTGCGTGAAGAATGGCCGCTACCGCGCATGCGCCGACGCGGAAACCGACGACGCGATGATCGCGACCTGGATCGAACTGCTCGCTCGCTTCGCGCCGCCCGACGGCTTGCCCGCCGCGTGGGAAGTCAGCCTGAACCGTGCCTGTTTGCACCTGGACACGCTGCTCGACAAGGCCTCCGGCGTCTATCAGATCTCGTCGTCGCTGCATGTCGCATTACTGATGGACAACGTCGAAGTCCACAGCGCGTTCCAGGCCCTCGCGGCGTACTACGTCCGACGCGCCGACTCCACGCATGCGGGACCGTGGAGCCAGCGTGCCGACCAGCTGGCATCCGCGATCCTGAGGGTCTTCTGGCGCGGCAGCGGATCCGGGTTTCGTGCGAGCACGCAGCAAGTCAGCGATACGAGTTTTTATCCGGCGAAGATCGCGCAGATCCTCCCGCTCCTCTCAGGTATTCAGGTACCCGAACAATCCGGCGAGACGTTCTACGCGCAGTGGATGCGGAAGCACGGCAAGAGCTGGCCGCAACTCGCCAACACCGATTATCCGTGGAGCTTGATCGCGCTGGTGGCGCTCAAGATGAACGATTGGGGCACCGTTGCCTGCTGGCAAGCGCGATCGGCCCCATACCGGCACGGCGCGCACTGGAACGTACTGGAGGAGTCGCTTTATCTGGCATTCGAAAGCCGGATGGCCGCGCCCGTCATCCCCGCTCGATGCGGATTCACGACGGCAACGGCAACCGCATCGCGCTGACGCAACGGCGTGCGCGGTCCATGAGGACTAACAGGGAGGAAACGTGTCATGTGTGGCATCGTCGGCGCGGTCGCGCAACGGGACATCGTCCCGATTCTGATTGAAGGATTGCGTCGCCTCGAGTATCGCGGCTACGATTCATGCGGCGTGGCGACGGTCGTGAACGGCCAGGCGCGTCGCGAACGCAGTGTGTCGCGTGTCGCCGATCTCGACGCGCACGTGCGCACCACCGGCCTGACCGGCAGCACCGGCATCGCGCACACGCGCTGGGCGACGCATGGCGCACCGGCAACCTGCAACGCGCATCCGATCTTCTCGCGCGACGAAATCGCGCTCGTGCACAACGGCATCATCGAAAACCACGAAACGTTGCGCAGGCAACTTTCAGACGCGCACTACGAATTCGACGGTCAGACCGACACCGAGGTCGTCGCGCACCTGATCCACAGCCAGTATCGCGGCGACCTACTTGCCGCCGTGCGCGCGGCGACATCGCAGCTTCACGGCGCCTACGCGATCGCCGTGTTCAGCAAGCATGAGCCGCAAAGGCTGATCGGCGCGAAGGTCGGCTCACCGCTCGTCGTCGGCTTGAAGGACGGCGAGTGCTTTCTCGCCTCCGACGCACTCGCGCTCGCCGGCATCACCGACCGCTTCATCTTTCTCGAGGAAGGCGACATCGTCGAACTGACGCCGGGCGGCGTTCGCGTACTCGATCGTGGCGGCGCACCGGTCGAGCGCGCGGTACAAACCATTTCCTCCGCGCAGGCCGCGGTCGAACTCGGGCCGTACCGGCATTTCATGCAGAAGGAGATTTTCGAGCAACCGGAGGCCGTGGCCGCGACCATCCCGGACGCGGGGCTGTTCGATCCGGCCGTATTCGGCCCCGACGCCGCGCGAGCGTTCGAGCAGATCGACAACGTGCTGATTCTCGCGTGCGGCACGAGCCACTATTCCGGCCTGACCGCGCGCCGCTGGCTCGAAACGATCGCGCGCGTGCCCGCGCAGGTCGAGATCGCGAGCGAATACCGTTACAGCGACGCACTCGCGATGCCGAATACGCTGGTGGTGAGCGTGTCGCAATCCGGCGAGACCGCCGACACGCTCGCCGCGCTCAAGTACGCGCAGGCGCTGGGCCATATCGACACGCTGGCGATCTGCAATGTGCCGACCAGCGCGATGATGCGGCAGACCGGCCTGCGCTTCCTGACGCGGGCCGGCCCGGAAATCGGCGTCGCGTCGACCAAGGCGTTCACGACGCAACTCGTTGCGCTGTTCATTCTCGCGGTCACGCTCGGCCGGCTGCGCGGCTACGTCGACGATGCGCAGCTCGCGCGCTACACGATGCAATTGCGGCGGCTGCCTGGTGCACTCGAGGATGTGCTCGGGCTCGAACCGCAGATCGAGCGCTGGGCGGAGGAATTCTCGCAACACGAGAATGCGCTGTTTCTCGGGCGCGGGCTGCACTACCCGATCGCGCTCGAAGGCGCGCTGAAGCTGAAGGAGATTTCGTATATCCACGCGGAGGCGTATCCCGCGGGCGAGTTGAAGCATGGGCCGCTCGCGCTCGTGACGCACACGATGCCGGTTGCCACGATCGCGCCGAACGACGCGTTGCTCGAGAAGCTGAAGTCGAACATGCAGGAAGTGCGGGCGCGCGGCGGGCAGCTTTACGTGTTCGCCGATGCCGATACGCGGATCGACAACAGCGAAGGCGTGTCGGTGCTGCGGATGCCCGATTACTACGGGTTGTTGTCGCCGATCCTGCATGTGGTGCCGTTGCAGCTGCTTGCGTATCACGCGGCGTGTCTGCGTGGCGCGGATATCGACAAGCCGAGGAATCTGGCGAAATCGGTGACGGTTGAGTGAGGGGGCTGGATAACCGAGGCGGACTGGTGAAGGTCCTTGAGGAATCAAGCTGGCCCGCCCTACACGATTCGAACGTGTGACCTACGGCTTAGAAGAACGGTAGTTTACAAATTGGCAAAAACGGAAGCGCAGTCAAATCAACGACTTGCAGCGATCGCCATCCCTAGTCGGCTGCGCTTCCGGTGCTAATTTTAGCCTTTTCCCGACGATTCACGTCAAGATTCCGTCAGAGTTTTCTGGGCGCCGTCAGCGCGTCGTAGTCGCGCTCGCACTGCTGGCCGGCGATGCGGGCGCGGTCAGCATACTCTGCCAGTTCACCCGCGCGCTCGTCAGCGCGGCCGAGCACGTCGGCAAGCAGATCGAGGGCGTCCCCGGCTGGCGCGCTTCCGGCGGTAGCGGCGGGATGGCGGGCGGCTGCAACGAGCTGGTCGACGCGCTGCTGCAGGCTGCCAGCGGCAGCACGAGCAGCAAAAGCATCTGCGAGCGCGGCCGTGCGTTGTTTGTTCGCATCTTTTGCGATCTCCGATTGGGCCGCGGTGCGGCGTTGTTCTTCGGCACGGGCCGCATCCACCGCGGCGAGCTGCGCTTTCTGCGCGGCGGCCGTCGTCTCGCGCACGCCGTCGGCATGCCCCTTGAAGTAGCAGGCGCCGGCGGTGATCGCGAGCGCGGCGACGAAGGCCAGCCAGAGGCGCGGGTCGAGGATCGTCATGCCGCCACCTGGCCGCCGGCCGTCTGGTACGCGGCGAGCAAGCGCTCGATGTCGTTCTCGTGCTGCCCGTAGCCCGCGCCAGGCAGGCTGGCCCAGACGCTCGACACCTTCGCGACCGCCTCGCGGAAACGGCCCGCATCGATCAACGGCAGCGCGCCACGCTCGCGCAGCTGCTGCAGCGCATAACGGTCCTGCGATACCGGGCCAAAGTCGGGCAACTGCAGCTGTGCCTGGTAGATGCGCCACCAGCGGTACAGGATCTGGTAGCGGCCGGCCGCCGTCGACGGAACAGGGATGTTGCGATTGAGCACGTTCGGGTGCGCAGCGTAGCTGGAGAACAGCAGTGGCCGCGTCGGCGTCGAGCCGACGAGCACGTTGTACCCGTCGTCGGACTTCGCGAGCAGCGCGGCGCCGATCTCGCTCGTGGCAATCGTGTCGAGGAACGCGATGCGGTTTTTGCCGCCCGCTGCGGCTGCGTCAATGCGTGCCATGGTTGTGCCCCTTCGTCCACCAGTACGCCTTGCGCCCCATCACCCACAGGCACACGATCGCCGTGCCGACCGTCATCATCGTCTCGGGCAGGTCGATAACAGGCAGCATGCGGATCGGCTTCAGTACGTTGACGGCGGCCGAGATACCGACGATCGAGAAGCCGACCGTGCCCCACCACCCAGTCGCGATCGCATCGGTGACGGCGATCCAGATGCAAAACGCGAGGATGATGAGGTTTGCGAAAACGAAAATCGTGACCATCACGGACCTCCGAAGATGCGTCGTTTCAGGGCCCCGATGAAGTCTGCGTTGTTGATTTCTTTGAAAAGCTCTTTCGTGACCGCTAGTCCGAACAGGCCGACGAGGAAGCCTATGGCCTGCTGCGCGCCGCTGTCACTTATGCCGAACCACGTGACGATCAGTGGACCGATGAAGTACGACACGGCTGCGCCTGAGACGAACGAGACGGCCTTCTGGCGACCGCTCAGGCCGTCGCCGATGAAGCGCAGGGCGATCAGCGAGCCGACAGCGCCAGGAATGACTTTCGCCAGTAGCGCACCAGCCGCTGCAAGGACGCTGGTTGTGGGTTCAGCCATTCTTTTCTCCACCCGGCGCCGCATCGGGAGCGCGCTCTGCATCGTCATGCCGCTTGTCGAATTGCGCCTGGATCTGCGCATTGATATCGCTCACTACCGGAGCCGCCTCGCCGTACGGGGCGAGCATCAGAGCCTTATTGATGACGTTCAGTTGAGCCGGTGTGAATGTAAGGGTGACGTTTTGCATGTTATGCACCGATGAGTCCATGAAGGAAGAGATCGTTGATGAGCTGCGCGACTGCTGCCGCAGTTTGAGCTGGCGATGCAGTTGCGGCGTTGAACGCCGCTTTGCTGCCACCCGAAGACGTACCCCATCCGCCTTGGCGAGCCGCAACCACCTGAGTGCCGCCGAAGTAATAGCCTCCGCCCGGGATCGCGATATTGAGGACACCGTTCGTTCCGATAGTGAACACGTTCGCACCTGCCATTGTCTGCAGGTTGAGCGTGCTGTTCGAAAAGACGATTCCGAAAGAGGCCGCCGTCGCATCGTTACGAATCCGAGCGACCTTATTGGTGCTGCCGTCGTACCAGACGATGCCGTTCTGGAAACCGAGCGCAACCGCCACTGCCTCGCCAGAATTGACCTGGACAGCCCCGGTCTGGATGACGATGCCCTTGTCGAAGTTGTTCCCGTTGGCGATGATCCCGATGGCCAGCGATGCACCCTGTGCGCCGACTACTTCTCCGCCGCTCGCGAGCCAAAGGGCGCTCGTCATGTTGTTTCCCGGATAGACATTCCCCGGGTAGACGATGCCCGTGTCGCCCATATTGACGATGTCAATCTCGAGACCTTGCGTGATGCCTGCACCGATCTGCCGACGTGCCTCGATATATCCGCCGTATCCCGTCTGAACTGCGGTCGCATTGTTGTTGTTCGCGTAACCGCTGATGCCAATACAGCCTTGCGAACCCGCCACACCGAAGTCGGAGGTGCGGGAGGCGCCGATGATGCCGATCTGGCCAATAGTCGACAGCACGGCAATCTCGGCGATCGACTCCGTGAAGGGTCGAAGCTGTTCCAGCCACGTTGCCACCGCGCCGATCTTCGTGCCTTTCGAAGAGGCGCCACCGTTGCCGAACTTCATGATGCGGCCCGACAAGGTGGCAGCACCGGTAAGAGTCGCTTGCGCATCGATCAGCCACGTGACAGCGGTGGTCGGCGCCGTTTGCAACTTCCACGTGCCTTCGGGCACGACGACTTGACCGTTCACGCCGACTGCCGAAGCAGCGAGATTGAACGCCGCAGATTCATCTGCAAGGCCATCCCCGATTCCCCCGAAATCCTTCACGCTGACCGGCTCGCGCATCTTGTCCTGCGCAGTGCGTTGCACGGCGCCGGATCCAATCTGGATGAACCCAACCGAACTGGAGCCATTCGGCCCACTGAGAACGCCGGTGATTTCGGAGACGACTTGATCCCAGATGACGGCCCCGAATTGATCGGTGACGACCTGGCGATAGGAGCCAGTTCCCCAGATGGTTGCCTGGCCGCGCGAATCCAGAGAAACCGGATTCGTGTTCGGCTGTGTCATGGCCTGGTCTTGCCATGTGTCCTTCTTAGTCGTGGTGCCGGGTGCATAGAACGTGACCGCCCCGTAGGCCAGCGGCTTCCCGTTCTGATCAATGAATTGTGTTTTCCCGTTCGGAAGGATGGAGGCCATTGCTACCTCAAAGCAAAAAGGCCACCGCAGCGGGTGGCCTATAATTGAAAAACCCCGCACTGGGCGGGGTTCGGGGAATCAAGTGGACGACCAAACTGTTCGAGCTATCGTCGTTGCTGCGTCATATGGCGTGATTGGGGCAATCTTCCCGGTCATCAAAAAACATCTATTTGCTTGGTGCGATCGCATTGATGAGCGCATTGCCCGTCGGCGCGGCGAGTGGAGCGACGAACTGGGAAAGCCCATTCCGTACTGGGACCGCGAACCCGGGGCGAGCCGTCAAGAGAGCCTGCGCAAGGCGCTGCCCAGTTCCCGTATAGGGAAGCGCCCCGAGGCCGATGCCGCCGAGCGTCCCAAGGGTCGATAGCGGCGCCGTAGCGAGTCCCGCGCCGATCGACCCGGGCGCGAGCAGCGCCATCAAGCCGCGACCGGCAGTTCCTGAGTCCGGATATTTCGACCCAAGCACGGACTGAGCCGCTGTCGAAAAGTCCTGCATCAGCGCATTCCCGGTCGCAGTTGCGCCCTTTCCGGCCGATCTATCACCGGCTTTGACTGCGTTCTGCAGTTGGGCAGCCGTGAAAATGCCTTCATTGTTCATGGCACCTTGAGATGCCGCGGCGGCACGCATACGCGCAAATCGCGCATATGCGGCGTTCGCATTCGAGAGTCCCTCTACCGCATCCGCGGGATTTGTCCGGGCGAGCGAATTCTCGACGGCCGATCGAATTTCTCCGATAGCGGCCCCCAATTGGCGATTGTCGAAAGACGGATCTCCCGAATAGCCTCGCGCGAGATCGCCGAGCTCTTCCTGCACTCCTTTCAGGGTTTGGCCGTCCATGTTTCCTTGAGGACCGACCTTCCCGAATATCTGAGTGCGCAGCGTATTCATGAACGTCTGTCGTTGCGCAGCGGGAAGTTGCTGAGCCATATCGGTAAGACGAAGAATGTCCGCCTGGAAGCCGGGATCGGCAGCCTGAAGCGACATGCGCCCGAGCGAATCATCGTAGGCGTCGCGAATCGCATTGCGAACCGCCCCGATCGCCTCTTGACCTGCGGGGCCTTCGTAAGTGGCGCCAATCGGCGCGAGCACCTCGTTATAGGTCGCCCGATTGAAATCCTGAAGCGTGCGTTGCTGAGCGTTCTTGATCATGTCCCCAAGAAACGGGACGCTTGAAAGCTTCGCTTCCGTTCGCGCAAAACCGCCCCCGAGAATTTGACCGGGCGTCATCGTCACGCCCGAATCCAGCAACCGCTGCTGGGCTGCACCTACGGTTGGCGAAACGGCCGCACCTACCGCCCTCACCAAAGGATTCGCGACGCCGCCAACGGCCGCTCCGGCAGCTGCCTGCCCAAGCTTCTGCTGCAGGAAATTCCCGGGCGTCGTGACGGGCTCAAGCAGACTGTTTGCGGCGCCCGACAGCATTCCGGCTCCGATGGTACCGAGGATACCTGAACCGGTAGGTAACGTCGCTGCCAGAGGAGCGGCTCCAATCACGTTTCCAGCCATTCGCCCCCAGTCGACGCCGGGCGTTTGGCGCTGCCCCGTCACAATCCCCGTAAGCGTCTGAGGCTGCTGCGCCGCGCGATCGGTGGCGTACTGCGCGTTCTGAGCCTGAATGGTCTGGTCGATCTGCGGGACCGCAGCATTGATGTCCTTCGCGAACTGCGAATCGGGGGCAACCTTGTTCGCAAGCCATGCGCCACCATGCACGAGCGATTGAACGCCACCTTTGATCGCATCGCCAATCCCCATCGTAACCGACCCCGGCGTTTGCCAAGGCTGACCAGTAATGGTGGGCTGAAGCGCGGTCTGCGGCGAGCCATTCGTCGCTAACAATTTTTTGGGGGCATTCGCAGCGCCGCCCTTTTCGGCCATCACGCCGGCGGCCATCGCCATCAACGGGTCGTCGGATTGCTGCTCAGACTGTTGCGTGGGCTGGCTGGTCGGCACAGCACCCGCGGCCGAAGCTTGGCTCGCGGGCTTCGGCGTGCCACCCATGATGCCGTGGGCCATGTCGAGCAGCGGCTCGCCAGTCGATGCCGTCGGCGCCGCGGCTGCCGGTGCCGGAGCGCCCGTCATCTGCGGCCCATTCAGGCGCTGCCCCGTCGCCGAGATCACCGGCGCACCGCCCATCTGCGCCGGCGTCAACTCGCTCGCATTGGCCGTGCCAGACAGCGCCGAGGCAATCGTGTCGCCGAACTTGCGCACCATGTCCACCGCGCTCGAGAGCTTGCCGACATACTTCGGGTCTTCGGCATAGCCGCCAGCCTTCAGCGCGCCAGCGTATGCCGTCGCATCCGCACCTTTCCCGACCGCATTCTGATACCGATTCGCGATCAGGTTGACGAAGTCGTTGCCAAAGTCGAGCGGCGAAGGATACGCGCGGTACTGGTCTACGGCCCCCGTCTGATTGTCCTTTGCGGCGACGCCCGGGCCCTTGATGTTGCCAAGGTTGTTCGTGCCAGGGATGATCGACTTCCCCCACCCCGTCTCAAGTCCCCATTGTCCGAGCAGCACGTCAGGCGCGACGCCGATGCGCTGGCTGACGGCCGCGGCCACCGGCCCGAATTGCTGGATGAACCCCTGAACGTCTGCCATCAGAATGCCCCGAGCGCCTTCATGGCCTGATAGTCCTTCATCCACGACTGCAACTTGCCATCCGCCTTCAGCTTCTGCATGGCCGCCTGTTGAGCAGCCGGGTCACCGAGCGAACGGATGTAGGAAACGTCCGGATTGAAGGACTGGTTCCACTTCGCCTCGAACTGCGGCAGTTGGCTCGTGTTGTTGCCGTTCTGCGCGAGGAAGTTCGTCGTCGCCTGCTGGCGATCGAGCAGCGCTTGTTGCAGGCCCTTCGCATGCGCGATCGATTCCTGAAGCGCCGGCAGGTTCATGTTGTTCGGGTCGGGCTGCCCGGCCTTGGCTGCGGCCACGCGAGCGTCGCTGCCCGATAGGCCCAGCGATTGGGCCGCTTGGTCGGCTGCGCTGTTCAGGTAGCTCACGGCGAGCTGATAGTCCTTCACAGGATCGCCAGTTACCTTCTCCTTCTCGGATGCAGGGAGCATATCCGTGAGGGTGCGCACGATCCCCGCGGCGGATGCAATCGGCCCGGACCCCTTGCCGGCAGCAATCGCACCCTGTACAGCCTGATTTGCGAGGTCATAGGTCTGCATCATCGGTTTGGCCTGCACGGCCGCCGTCGCGAGCGTGTTGTAGCGTGTCGCCGCGCCGCTCGCGATGTCAGATGCCCCCATCGGCGCGCCAGTCGCATAGCCGCCGCCCGGCTGCTGCGGAACCTGGCCGCCAGCCATCTGACCTTTCGTGTACGTGGTCGGCTGGCCGTTCTGATTGAGCGTGAGCCCAGGCGCAAGCGCCTCACTAGGCGAGAGGCCGTTTTGCACCGTATAGCCGACCGTGCCGACGCCGCCGCCTGCCGCGAGTGGGTTCTGGTTCACCGCGACAGTCGCCGGACCCGTGTTGACCTGAGCGTACTTCGGCATCATCGCGTTCAGTTGAGTCTCGCCACTCAAAGCCGACATGTAGTGCTGCTGCAGCCAGCCGCGCAATGCCTGCGGGTCCGATGGCATCGACTGCATTTCGGCTTGAAAGACTTGCGGCGTGATCGCGCCGGCTTGCAGCTGCGTAACGCCGAAACTCATCACGTCCTGCGGCGACAGATCGGGCTTCGTCAGCAGGCTGCCGAGACCCTGGCGCAGCGCGCTCTGCGTCTTCATTGCCTGATCCAGATTCGTACCCGTCAATGTCGCCTGCTTTTGCTGAGCATCGAGGATAGAGTTGTTGATTTGCGGCAGGTTGTATGCGCCAGCGCCTCCCGCCATGATCGACCGGAATTTGTTGTAGTCCGTATTGCCGTTCGCATCGGTTGACTGCTTGAACGCCTCCGACGCGGCTTGATTGGCTGCGAGTTGCTGCTGCATTGCCTGCCCGTTCGCATTCATATATCTGAACTGTGCGACCTGCAATGCCTGCTGCAGCGGGTTGAATTCGGCTGTCTTGACCTGTAGCGGAATCGAAGTATCGAGCGGCATCGTCACACCTGGAAGTAGATCGGGTTGCCGGCAGCTGTCGTACCATATGTCGGGTTCGCAGCAGTCGCGCTCGCCAACGCATTGTTGTTGAGCAGCCCGTAGGTCAATGCACCGCTACCGAGGCTACTCAGGCCATTCGAAAGCGCATTTGCTGCGCCGACAGTCCCGGATGCGCTCGCGTTCGCGCCGCTCATCAACGTATTCCCGATGTTGCCTGCGGCGGCGGCGCCGAGCGAGCCATTCGTCGCGGCCGCGTTCTGGCCGTTTCCGACCAAGCCGCTCAACCGATTGACGTTGTTCGCCGCCGAACTGTAGTTCGTGTTGAACGTCTGGAGCGCGCGATTGAAAACGTCGTTGTATGTCGAGTTCGCAAGCCCGGTCGCATACGTCGACGCCCCTTTCAGCGCGGCACCCGATGTTCCTAGACCACGCGCGGCCGCGCTGTTCTGCACCGACTTGAGTCCCTGATCGAGCGTGAACTGATAGCCCGGCGTCGCTGCCGCCTGGTCTGCGGTAGGCGCGGTGAACCGCTGCTGCAGCGGATTGTTCGGATCAGTCGAACCGAACGTGTACGTCCCGTCATCGTTCTTGGTGACGTTGTATCCCATCGCCGACAGCAAAGGATTGATCGCGGACGATCCCAAGTCCATATACGGCTTGAGATTCTTCTGCGTCTGCTGCCACTGTTGATTCTGGAGCGCGGCCGCATTGTTTGCGGCATCGGCCTGGGTCTGGGCGGCATCGCCGGCTGCGTTCGCGCCGATCACGCCGGAGGCAACGCTACCGACAACGCCAGCGCCTGCAATTGCAGCAGCTACGCACATGCTTCACCTCCCGGCAGATCTTTGAGCTTGAGTTCCATCACGACGTCATCGGCGATATAACCGCGGTGCTTGAGAATCTCAAACAGGGCGCCCGTCATCGTGACGGGCCAGCCGATGATGCTGACGCCATGATCGCGAAGCGTATCTTCGATCTTCGACATGAGGCGCGGCATCGATCGACGATGATCCGGCTGCACGAAGAACGTGTCGACGTTGCCGCACAATTCAGTCTTCAGATGCAGGCTTCGATAGAGAATCGCCAGGGCATATCCATGAAGGACGCCTTCATCATCCCGCAGGGTGAAAGCGATCAGCGATTGATGGCTGGACAGATAAATGTACTGATCGATGTCCGGATCGATCGCAAGGCCGCGTTGCCCGTGATAGGCGCATGTATCCTTCTTGATCTCCGAGCACTCGTCCCAGCTCTGCTGGCCGAGTGGAACAATTTCGTCCGCAAGTTCGCGAGTGAAATTTTCGATGGCGATCTTCATTGCTGTACGTTCTCCGCGCCGGATACGGTCAGCGTCACGCCGTTGCCGCTCGCAAAGATCTGCTGGCCGGCCTGAAGCTTGTGGCCGATGATCTGCGGGATCTGAGCGGGTGACCCAGCCGGAACATTCGTCGACCACACGGTCGTCGCGTCGGCCGCCGAGCCTGCTGCAGGAGCGATGTAAATCTTCAGCGCGACGACGGCACCGGTCGGATTCCACGCCGTCGCTTGATGAATGGCGGTCGTCGTGCCCGCGGGCGCCGTGTATTCGGAAACGGGAGAGCCCGTCAGCACGGCTTGGAAAAGCTGTTTCCACGTGATCATGGATGCCTCTTGTCTATCAGGAAAATTCCCACACTTCGCACCAGCCGTTGCCACCCGAAGCACCCGTTTGCGCCGCCTGGCTAGCTTGTGCGTTTGCGCCGCCACCGCCGAAGCCGAAGCCGGCGCCGACGTTCGCGCCGGTTCCTAGCCGGGGCTGGCCGCCGGCGCCGATAGGCGAATTGCCCCCCGGGCCGCTTTCCGAGAGCGAACCAGCCGCGAATACGAGGCCCGCGTTGCCCCCGATGCCGGGGATCGACAGGAGCGTTGTGCCGCCAGTTACGGTTGCCGCTGCAGTCGTGCCGCTACCGGCCGTGAAGCCGGGTGCGCTCAGTGCAGATCCGGCGTTACCGCCGGTTCCGCCCGGCGCGCTGATCGCGCTGCCGAACGTTGCTGCTGTACCGGCGCCCCCTGCGGCGGCACTCACGCCCGCGCCCGCTGTTCCGAGGCTGACAGTCAAGCCGTTCAGGGCAGAAGCTGCGAAGAGCGCCTCGACATACGCGCCTGCACCGCCGCCGCCAGCTGCAGCGGACTGTCCCGCTCCGGTCGCAGCCGTACCGCCGCCAGCGCCGCCGGGACCCTGCATTCGCACGAGCACCGTGTTTGCGCCCGCAGTCGGGGTATATGTGCCGTTCGAAAGCGAACGAATTGCCAGAAGGCGACCCGCTTCCGTCGTCACGAAACCTGCGCCGTTTGTCAGATGTGCCGTATCGGTTGGAATCGACACGCCTGCGCCAAGCTGCGCATCGAAATCCTGCGTGGCAAATGTCGACGCGCCAGAAGCACCGTCAATGCGCTGCTCGAGTTCTCGGATGCGGTTGAGCAGATCGCCGGTCGCCGACGCATCGCCGCTTTCGCCGCGCTCGTCAGGCGCGCGCACCGCAGCAGCCATTGCCTGCGCGGCTACCGCCTCCGCTGCATCGATCAGTGCGTAAATCTTCGAAAGGTCAGGCGACGGCTCCCCGGCCGATGTTTCCGTTTGCAGGTCTGCGATAGCCTTTTGCATCGCAGACGTATCGTTTCCCGATTCCGATCCTGTCCGACTGAATAGCGCCATGAAGAACAGGCGCCAATGGGGAGTCAGGTTTCCAGATGCGTCGAGCGGATTCCCGGAAGGGAAATTTGCCTGCGTGTTCACGTGCGTGCCCTCGACACGTCGACCCAGGCACCGTTCAGCGCGGTTTTGATCGGCTCGGACCATGACAACTCGAACACGCGGTCACGTGCGTAGCCGAGACGCTGAAACTGGATCGATGTGCGGAATTCGCCGCGGCGCCCCATCGTGGCCGTCACTGGATTTCCCCACGTTGCGCCGCGATCATCGCTCCAGCGCAGACTTACGAGCGGATCTGTGGCATCGTCCAGCATCCCTGCGCCCACTTCCATATCTGCAATGAACTGGCGGAACATCACGCGGTTTCCGTCGGCTCCCAAGATGTGCGGAAACGATCGAATGCGCTGGATCGGCGCCCCGTTGTCGGTGTAGGCGTTCGGGTCGAGGGCATAGACTGCACCTGTCTGCCAATCGCCGACGAGATTGCGGCCGGCGTTGAACGAATGGCAGTTCATGCGGTGCCGGCTGAGCGATCCGTCGGCCTCGAGATACGCGCGCTGGTGCCACTGCCCAGTCGCCGTGTCGAAGCACCACGTCGCATTCGCGCTCGGGAATGTCAGAACATAGAAGGCATGGCCGCCTTGCATGTACGAAAAGCCGATCGCATCGTTAATGCGGGCATACGCACTGATAGCTTGCTCAAGAGCGTGCGTCGAGATGCGTTCGGCCTGGTAATTGCGCCCCGCGAAAACGACGCCCTGCCCCTGGAGATCATGCCCGAGCCAAAACAGCGCAAGATCGATCTTTGCGACCGAATGCTTCGCAGCGCAGCCGTGCTCGATGAACACGCCCGGCATCCGGCCAAACGTGAAATCAGACGAGCCCGTGTTGAACCAAACCTCCGTTGTCAATTCGCCGAACAGCCAGATCTCGCGATGCATCACTGCCAGCGTGACAAGGTCGTCCGAATAGGTCGATTTCGAGGCGATATCCAGCGGATCGAATGTGACGTCGTTGTACTTCGAGATATAAAACTGCGTGCTGTTCGGCTTGTTGAACACGAAATAGCCGTCGACGAAATCGACCTTGTCGGCACCGTAGAACGCCGGATCAGTACAGCGCGTCATGGTGCGGTTCGCGAGATCCACGATGAATCCAGCCGTACTGCCATCGACAATGAAAATAGACGTCCCGTTGTCGACCATCGAAACAGGGCCACTCTCTGTCGTAATCGATCCCAACGAACTGTAATTGTTGAGCGTATCGACCGAATAGACGATGTCGTGAACCACCTCGTAGCGCGCGCCGTTCGATGCGGTGTAGATACATCGCGATTCTCCGGCGAGCGGAGGATTCGAAACGAGCGTCAAGCCCGGCGTCGGGTAGTACGTGAACGGCACCGGTGCGTCCTGCGCGTTCTGCTCCCCATACAGGTTCACGCAGCGCTGCGCCTCCGCTATCAGGCTTTTCGCGGCGTACGCGCCGACAGTCAGAGGGACGCGCATCAGCTTCGAGATCCCAGTGGCGCAAACAAACGCTCTGCCGGCCAGCCGCGCCACACTCGGTGCCGAAGCGTTTTGAGGTTGATCCCTGACACTTCCGATGCCTCTCTGATGGTCATTTCGCCCACTGGCGTTTGAATCTTGGGATGAGCCTGATTGGCGCGCTGCTCTTTTGTGGTTGCCCATCGGCAATTGCCGGGCTCGTAATCGCCATCGTTGTCGATGCGCTCAATGGACAACCCTTCCTGATACGTCGATCCCATGTCTTCGTAGAATCTTTCGAACGACTGCCAGCGCTCGCATACCTTGATGCCGCGACCGCCGTAGCGATGGAACATCTCATGCTTCGGGTTGCCGCAACGCGCTTTCATGCCGCTCCAGACTACATTCAATTTTGTTTTCGCCATGCCATGGGTGCGATGCAATTCGCTGTTCACTTCCTTCCTGAGGCATCCGCATGAAAGGCTTCGTCCTTTTCTGAGACTCTGCCCTGCAACGAGGGCTTCTGCTCCGCACTCGCAGAGGCACAACCAATTGAACTGCTTCCCCTTCTTTTCGCCAATGCGCAACACCGTCCAGCGTCCGAATTTCATCCCAGCGAGATCAATCACAGCGCCCATGTCAGCTCCATTAGGTTTGAATTCCTAAGTGGAACATTATCAATGTTTGACCTAATAAGGCCTATCGCTATAGATGTTGTACCTCTGCTTCGTCGCGAGCCCGCGCGGCATGCTCATCGCCCGGATCTGCACGTTCATGCGCTTGACGACGCGCTTAGCGTTCATCGCGAGGCGCACCAGCGCCGCCTGGGGGTCCAACTGATATGACGGCGCCAGATAGCACGCGAGGTTGTAGCGGATCGCGGCCATATACTGCGGCGGAAGGTTGATCACGTCGGCCGGCGTCACGAACTGCGGAAGTTCCTCGAGCGTCACGATGTGCAACTCAAAACTCGCGTTCGGTACCGGATACATGAACAGCGTGCCGAGCGGCCACGCCGAGTCGTAGAACGCATAGTTCGGGAACGACTGCAGCGCCTTGAGCGCGATACGCGCGTAATCCTCGCGCGCCGGGATGATCGTCACCGGATAGTCGATCGGCGTCGCGGTACCCGGGTTCAGGCGTGCATATGCCGCGTTGATCTGGTACGGCCACGACGGCGTGTTGAAGTTGCCGCCGGGGCCGACCGTGTACGACTGCGCGCCGGTCGATTGCAGCGCCGTGTCGACGAGGTGATAGACGCTCAGGCGCTCGCCCTGCCACTGGCCGAGCATCGCGTTAAGCGTGTTCAGCGCGTCCTCCGTATCGTCGGGCGAGATCGACTGCCCGATACCCAGCGCGCCGATGTCCTTCAGCGCGAGGGTGATCAGGTCGACGGCGGTTGTCACGCTGCCTCCAACGCCGCGCGGATCTTGTCGTTCGACCAACGCTTGTCGATCCGCACGCCCTTCTCTTCGGCGATCTGGATCAGCACTACGCGCTCATCGTCGGCCGCAACATCGACGTTGCTGCCCGCGGTCGCCGGGAGCGCGGCCTCTTCCTCGGCGCTGTGCACGAGAACGTCGCCCACCCACTTCGGATATTCGACGAAATCCGGCGCTTGCTCGCGCGGCACGAGTTCAACGCGCGCCGGTTTGCTCCAGCCTTCTCCAAGCGCCTCGAACGCGGCCTGCGATTCGACGATCTGCTGCACGCCGTCCGGGCCAGTTACCCACATCGGGAATTCTTGGAACACGTTGCCTCCGGAAACAAAAACCCCCGCCGAAGCGGGGGTAGATTGCTGAATCAGGACGCCCATCAGCGGACGATCCGGCAGGCCAGCTCGTTGTACACCGGCGCCCAGCCGTACAGCACGTCGATCCGGCACGGGACGGTATCGGTGCCGATCGCGTACTGACGAGCGATCCGCATCGAGATGCCCTTGTGCACGCGGCGCGCGCCCCAAGCACCGTACTTGCTGACGTCTTCAAGGTCGGCGGTTGCCAGCGTGAACGCGTCGCGGTGATATGCGAGGCTCGCCGTGTACTGCGTCGATGCAGCGATATCCCACGTGACCACAGCAGCATTCGCCGGGCCGGCCGTGACCGTCTGGTACTGCTGGTTCGACGCGGCCGTGTTGATCGCCGGGAAGATCGACAGCGTCGCGTTGCCCGAACCATCCGCCGTCGCGTTCGCCAGCACCGTGAACTGGCGCAGCACGCCCGTCGATTGACGGTTCTGCGGGTTCACGCCGTAGACACCGGCGATCGTGAACGTGTCGCCCTTGTTCACGGTCGCCGCGGCGCCGAGGCCCGTGACGAGCAGCGTCGAGCCGGTTTGGCCCGCGCCCGAGACGGTGCCGTTCGTGCGCGTGCCCGTCGTGAACGTGTTCACGTTCTGGTCCATGCCGATGTCGAAGCCGAGGCCCGACGGCGAGAAGATGCCGCTGTCGTATTGCTCGCCGATCTTGTTCGACGGATTGAACAGGCCGGCGGCCGACTTCACCATCGAGCCGTTCGTCGCCGGATCCCATACGACAGTGCGTCGACCGTCGCGCGGAGCGGCTTCGTTGTCGAGCTTCACGCCAGCATCGAGCAGCACCTTGATGTCGTTCGGTGTGGTGCCGACCGTGCCGACGTTGTTCGCGACCGTCGTCGCCAGACCCAGCCCGTCGAAGTCGATCTTGTTGGCGATCGTCGCCATGGCCGGCTTGATGTATCGGTCCGCGAACTCGTCGACGATGAGGGTCAGCTCTTGCGAACTGAACGTGAAGTCGACGTGGAACTGCGTCGTCAGCGTGATCGGCACCGACGTTTCGTTCACGTTCTCGATGTTCAGCGCCGGCCCGGTCGTACCGACGAAGCGGTTCGGCTTGCGAGCGTTGACGGTCGCGCCGATCTTCGCGCCACTGACCGCGAACTCGTCCGAGTAATCGCGATTCGAGCGGGCCGTGAAGGTCAGCATGTTCTCGAGAATCATCAGCGATTCGTCGAGGATCTTGACGGGTGTGAGAAGGGTGTTTGCCATTTATCGCCTCATGAGCGGTTGCGTTTGCGCCATGCGACGTAATCCGCTGTCGTGGCAAATTCCTCCGGTTCAACCGGTGCGGATTTGCCGCCAACAGGCGAGATCGGCGCGGGCGCCTTCGATACGGGAGCGGGTTTCGCCTGACCGACCGTCGTTTCGAGACGGGCCAGTTCAAGCGCCATACGGAGCGGAGGAAGGGACAGCAAGCGCTCGGCTTCTTCGGGGTGCTGGCCGAGGTGATGAAGCACCTTATGACCGGCATCCATCGCCGTGACAGCCTCCAGGAACTCCGGCGATGCGCCGCCGAGCATCTGGAAGGTGCGCAGCGATGCGTCCCAGTCCGGAAACTCGGTCTTGCCGGCGTCGAACACCTTGTTGCAGGCCGCATCGAACTTTTCTTGCTCGATGAGACGCTTCGCCTCTGCGCGGATTTGCTCCGCGGTCATCGGCTGCGCATTGGGTGTCGCGGTGTCCGGCTGGAGTTCACGCAGGCGCGCCTCGAGAGCTTCGCGCTGCCGCTTTTCCTCATGCTTCTCCCGCGTGAGCTGATCGATGCGCCGTTGAACCCACTCGTTCTTGGGCTTTTCCTGCGGCTGCGACTCGACTGCTCCTGCGGGTTGCTCGGTGCCCGATTCCGTGCTCGTTTCAGCGGGCTCGTGCGCCGGTTCCGGGTTTTCCGTCGTCGGCGGTACGGTGACTTCCGTCGGTACTGCGTTGTCTTCGGTTTGCATGGACGTATCCAAGGATTTGAGCCCGGTGATGCCGCGCCGGTACGGAAAGCAAAAAGGCCCGCTCCTTTCGGATGCGGGCCTTCGGGGAAGAATCTTTCGCCTACAATTCAGCGGTTATTCAGGAGAAAACACATGGCGAATAACCGGCTTTACATACTTGATACGGAAACGGGCGAACACATCATGGTTGCGAAGGGATTCGGGTCTGGATGGAGTTGGCGTAAAACTGATGACGAACTCACGCATTGGCTTAACGAACTCACAGACAGTCCGCTTGGCCTGCGCGATGTTGCGGCGTCGAATTCAGGCCCCACAAAGCTCATGCTGGTCACCGAAGACAACCTTGAAGCAGAGATCGCCAAGCTGAACCTAGGCCGTTAGCGCTGGCCGCCGATGATGTATTGCTCGGCGGCGGGCGTGATCGGGCTGGCGGTCGTGTTCACATACTGGATCGCGAGCGTGTTCGCCGCGGAGACGCGCACGTTGCCGATCGACAAGCCGACCTGATGCGACGGCTTGTTGACGTCGATCGAATCGCCGACTTGCAAGCCCGGCACCGTGAACGTCTGTTCGGCGCTGGTGTTCGCGGCGACCTGCGCGGGAGTGAGCGTCTGCGTGATGCGATAGATGCCCTGGATCGGGGTGGTGGACCCGAGGTCCTGGAGGATGCCGGGGTAGCTCATGTCACTGTCCTTGAGGTGCGGGCGTAAAAAAACCCGCACTCGGCGGGTTCTGGGGTGGCTGTTGCATCTGGTCGGGCGTCGGAGGTGGTGCGCCTTCCGGCGCGCCGGTTCCCATCATCTGCATCACGACCTGGGTCGCGACGTGCGCAACGATCTGCGGGTCGAGCGGTTGACCCAAGGCCGCGAAGCGTTTGGTTTCCGCGTCGTATGCCTTGATGTTCGTTTCCTGTGCATCCTTCCCCTGCCGCGCGTTTTGAAGTTCGGCGGTCAGGTGCTCGATCATCTGGCCCATCTGCGTCATCTTCTGCTGCATGTCCTGTTCTTGCGGACTCGGGCCTTCGCCGAGGATCTGCGGCGGAATCGTGCGGTGCAGGCGTTCCGCGACCTCATCGGCCATCGGGAAGTCTGCCGCTTTGAACAGCAAGTCGCCGGCCACCTTCATCAGCTCCTGATCCTGGCCCATGATCTGCGTGAGCGCATTGAACGCTTCCTGCCGGCGCGTCTCGTAGTTCGGGCCCACCTCGACGGTCACGTCATAGCGGCCGATGCCCGGATTGAAGATCATCTGCACTTCATCGGCGATCGTCGGATGCGGCGCTTGCTGCAACGGCTGCTGCTGATCCGGATCGACCGTCGCGAATGTCTCAGTGCCGTCCTCTCCCACGATGCGCACAACGCGCTTCGTGTCGTAGATCTTCGGAATCAGGTCGATCAGCACACGGCCCGTATAGCGAATCGCGCGCGCCACGTTGTCGATGAAGTGGTACGTCGCGCGGTCGCCCTGCCGCTGCCGCGCCTGGATCGCCACGCCGGCCTGCGCGTTCGACGGCTGCCCGAACTGCTCCTGATACTGGCCCGAGGCCATCATCAATTCCTGCTGCGCGTTCTGCATGCCGGTCAGGTACGCATTCGCGCCGACGGGCGGCTGCTCGCGCTGCGGACGATCAATCGGGTTTCCAGCTTCGTCGTGCGAGTTGTACGGCAGGTACGGCAGATTGTCCTTGTTCGCGTTCGCCCATTCGGACTCATAGCCCTCGAATGCTTCGGCCGGCCCGACGAACGGCGTCTTCGTCTGCAGCGCGATGTACTCGACGTTAGCCGATGACATGTAGTTGTACATGCGCTGCGCGTCTTTCAGGTTCCGCGTATGGCCCTTGCGCTCGACCTTGCCGTTGATGACGATTTCCTCGCCCACCACGCGCACGATCGGGATATAGCGGCCGGCCCACGGCTTCTCGTCGATGATCTTGTCGCCGGCAATCAGATACCAGGTGATCTGCGGCTCGGTGATCTCGCGCTTCTGGATCGACGCGTCTTTCTCGATCGCGGCGCGCTCGTCGGCATCCTCGATTTCAGACAAACGCACCGGGCCGCGCACCGGGTGATTCACCAGCTTGTCGAGCTTCGCCGTCTTGCGGAAGTACTCGCACACGCGGATCTTGTTCTTGCTGATCCAGCCGTCGCTCTGCGTGTCGTCGCCGAATACGACGCTCTGCGCTTCCTCGCTCGGATAGCGCGCCTCGAACTCTGCCTTCGCCATTTCCTCGAACACGAATGCGAATTTCGCGTCGGAGCCGTCCGCCGACTCGATGTCCGGATCGAGATAGATCGTCAGCGGGTCTTTCACCCGCCGCAGGAAGATTTCCTGATCGAACGAGCCGTCGTGCGCGTACTCGCAGACGACACGCCAGTAGCCGAGGCCGCCTTGCACCGCGAACTCGGTCGCCGTGTCATAGACGATCTCGGCGTGCGAGTTGTACTCGATGTGCCGCACAATGCCGTCGAGGATCTTCGCGATCTCGATGTCGGCCTCGCCGTCGACCGGCAGCGTCTTTACGCTAGGCTTGTTCTGCTTCGCGTCGTTGATGATCTGCAGGTTGTGCTGGCGCACCTTGTTGATCGTCAGGCACGGGCGCGCATCGCCCTCGCGCGTGGTGCGGATCTGGTCGGGCCACTGCCAACCGTTGTCCGCGTCGCCGTTCGAAAAGCGCAGATCTTCGATGAAGCGCTGGCGGAACTCCGACTCGAACTCCTGGCAGCGCTCAAAGCGCTCCTTCGCCTCTGCGACGATCTTCGAGCTCGGATCTTCCTGCTTTTTGCGTGCCATTGGCTTTTTACCAGTGCTTCGCGATGAATGCCCACTTGAGAGCTGCGCTCACAATCGCGACGGGAAAAGCCACGACGAGTATCAGCGCTACGCAGATCTTTTCAGTCAAAGTCATTTTCATGTCAGCTCATCCAAGCGCCACCGCCCATCACGGACCGGCGCACGACGGGTTGTTTAGACTTCGCGGGCTTCGCGGCTCGACGCGCACCTTCGCAGGCATAGCGCAGCGCGTCGATCACGTGGTTGTCCTTGTCCTCAAGGATCGGGAGCACGGCGCCGGTCAGCTTGTCTTCCTTGTACTTGTAGAGCGTCAGCTCATCGATCAGGTGCTTGCACCGCGGATGCACGATGATGTCGAACGAATTCAGGAACTCGACGCCTTCCTCGAGCGACTTCGCGCCCTTGATCGCGGCACGGATCTTCGGAAAGCCGTGCTTTTGCATGTGGCTGATCGTCTCCGGACGCGCCGAATCGGCCGTAATCGGCCACTTCTCGGCCTCCGGAACGGCCATGAACAGTTCGGGCAGGTTCACGATCTCGCAGCCGACCTGATATGCCTCGTAGTCGACGTACAGGCGGTTCCCGTCGATGTCGCAGCGGATCAGCACCGACGGATCGCTCGCGAAGCCCCAGTCGGCGCCGAGGCGGAAGATCGTGCCCTCGGGCCGCTCGAATTCCTCGACGCGCCAGTTCTTGAACACGCGCGCCTCGCTGCGCTGCTGATAGCCGCCGAGCCACACGTGCGCGTATTTGTCCGGGTCGCGGCGCTTGTCGTACTCCATTTCCTCATGGAGCTCGCGCGGCAGCCATGGGTTGTCCATGAAGTTCGCCTCGACGACAATCGAATCCGGGGGCGGCTCGGCGCCGCGCAACAGGACGTCGATCGGATCGGTCGGCTTGCTCGGGTTCCACCCGAACCAGAGTTGCGAACCGGGCTTACGGATCGTCGGACGGAGCAGCGTGAGGCTTTTCTCGGACGCGTTCTGCGCCTCCTCGAACCAGGCCCGATCGAAGCCCTCCAGCGACTTGATGGAGTCGGCCGTGTGGTTCTGCATGCCCTCGAAAATCGTGACGCCACCGCTGCGCGACATGATGCGACGGTCCTGCACCTCGAAATAGTCGCCAGCGTTGAACGCGACGATCTTCGCCTCGAGCAGCTTCTTCACTGAGAACTCGAGCGATTTCAGCGTCTCGCGTAGGCAGACGAAGTCGTACTTGTCCGAGACGTTTTCCTCGAGCCACAGCTCACCGAAGAAGTGCGACTTGCCCGATCCACGGCCGCCGTGCGCGCCTTTGTAGCGCGCAGGAGCGAGCAGCGGAGCAAATACCCGCGGCGTCTGGATTTCGAGGATGGTCATTCCGATTTCGGATCGATGATGCGACGCTCGACGCGCTGGAACTGGATGGCGCCGCCGTCCTTGCCGGCGTGCTCATGGTCGACTTTGTCGCGCCACTTGCCCGGCTGCCGGTTCTTCAGCCAGAAAATCTGAGCCGTCACGTTGCCGGCGAGCGCATTCGTGTAGAGCGCCCCGACCACCTGCGCGTCGGCGACTTCCTTCGCCTGCTCGAGCGCCTCCGCGAACTCCGGATGCTGCTGCTTCCACGTGCGGATCGTGCGATCGGTCGTGCCAAAGAAGCGCGCGAGCTCGACATCGGTCGCGCCGAGCAGGCAGTAGTTCCGAGCGAGCTCGACGAACTCGGGCTTGAACTTGGTCGGGTTGGCCATGGTCAGGAAATCTGACGCAGATGCACCGCCTGATCGGCCTGTGCGCCGCAGTTCGGGCACGTGCAGATCGCGCGGAGCTGCCGCGTCTCGCCGGGCATCGGAACATCGCCGCCGTCGTAGACATGCGCCTCACCTGCCTTCGGATCGGCCGAAGCCTCGAATTCCGTCAGGCACAGGGGACACGTCAGATCGACGACGTGCGCGCTCATGTTCAGACCGGGCTTCTTGATCTTCATGGCAGCAGCTTCGCCAGGTGATCGCGCGCCGCGGTGACCTCGTGCGCGAACGTGTGAATGCCGGCGGCGATCTTGCGCTCGATCTCGGCGAGCATCGCATCGAGCAGCAGGAGGTGCGACGGGGCATCGACGCCGCCGCCGACTGCCGGCGCGTCAGCGGATGCCATGGAATCTGCAGCAGGCGCATCCTGGCTTACGGCACCCGCTGCAACAAGCGAGTCCGACGCAGGCCCAATGGTCGGGGCAAACTCCCCCCCTGCGGCCGCGCCAGCCTCCTGCGCGATGGCCGGCGCACCGGTCGTGGAAACGTCGGGAAGCGGCGCGACGCCGGTCGCGCTCGAGCCGTCGGCGTATTGCCTCGTCTCGATTTGGAGGGTGGAGCTCGGCTCGGTGCTGCTCGGTGCTGCATTCAGTTCGTCCATGTCATGCTCCGTTCGTTGATAGGATTGCTGCCGCCCGTCGCCAGCACGAGTTCCGGAATCCGGCGGAGACCACTGGCTTCCAATACGTCGACAGCTGCCGCGGTTCGCGCACTCACGGCTTGCGGAAGAATCACTTCTTGGCCTTGTGCTTGGCCGTGCGCTCGCCGCGCTTCGGGGACTCGCCGAGCACCCTGTCGGCCTTGGCGTCGATTTTCGACTTCTCGCTCGGGGACATGCGGCCGGCGTTGACGGCCTGCGACGCGCGCGCCTTGGCGTTCGCCGCGTGAGCGCGATCGTTGACCGGATACGACTGGTCCGGGCCCGCAAACGCCTTTGCCGGCAGCTTGTCGCGCTTCTTCGTGCTCATCGTCGCCATGGCGTGCTCCAAAGCAAAAAGCCCGCTGGCTGATGCCAAGCGGGCTTTCGGGTGCTGAATTCGGTTTTCTGAGGGCGAACGACTCCCCCACGGCGCGGATTATAGGCTGCTGCTATCGGGTTTACAAGTGGGATTCATTGCGCCGTCTCGACCAGATCACGCGCCTTGAACATCGGACGCAGCAGATCCTTCGCCCGTGCGTACTCGTTGGGCAGCGGAGATTGCAGCCGAATCGATGACCACGAGCGCGCTCCGCTGAACCGGTTGCGCATTTCCGTCTGAATCGCCACGCGGCCACGCAGATCAAGACGCGACACGCATGCATCAACGGCCTCGCAGACTGCCTTGCGTGCGCGCATATCGGCCGCTTCAGCCAGATCCGAGGATTCGCGCCAGCCAGCCCGATATTCGCGGCACGCAGGATCGGCGCCGCCATAGCCGAGCTTCGGTCGATACGAATCCTGCCAGTCGTACCAGTCTTCGAGCAGGTCGTCGATTTCGTCGTTGGTGATCATGCAGGCTCCGGCGTGAGATAAAGCGCCCGTGTCGCAGGAGCCAGCGGCCGAGTGCGCATCGGCGTAGCGTGGTGCTCACTTCGCGACGTCGTGCAGGCGTTGCTTCAGCAGATAGCCCTCGAGCGGCCAGATCTTCTGTATCGCGTTCGCACGTGCCACCTTGCGACCGATCTCGGCATCGAAGTTCTCGGGCGATGCACATGCGCTCTCGCCCGTCACCGTGAAGCCGTTGCGCAGCGTGAGAACGCAGATCGTGAGCAGTTTCGTGCTTTCGCTGATCGGGCAGTCCTTGATGACATTGCCCACGACGAATGAGACTTCACTGGCGATCGCCGCCTCGATGTCAGCCGGCGTCACGCGCGGGGCCGTTTTGCCCTTGCGCTGAATCTCCTGCTCGATCGTTTCGTCGTCGCCGTGCGTGACCTGCTGGGTTGCCATGTTCATGCTGCCCTCCGTTGGTGCTGCTGGTTGTCGCGCCAGTCGATGAACGGCCGGCGCAGGAAATGGTGAAAGCGATCGATCGCGTGCGTATCGGTCGCGAGCTCGCGCCTCGACTCGACCTTGCATACCGCGCGGATGAACTGCGCCGCCTCGTCGACCGACACCGGATCGCCGTTGACGAAGCCGCCTACCCACTCGCGGAACAGCGGGTCGCGGGTCAGGTTGCAGGCGAGCTGGAACGCGTTGAGCGTCGGCCGGTCGGCGCGTTGAGGGAGGTTCATCGATCTCCCCACTCTTTTCGCTTCAGCACGCGCCGCTCCCACGCTTCGAACGCGAGCACGGCGGATTGCCCTTTGCAGTCCGCGCCGCGACCCACGCAGCGATACAGCCCGCGGTGCCAATCGATATGCGGAATGTCAGCGGCCAACCGTCGCTGATACCGCGCCTCGGCGATTCGAATCTGGATCAGCAGCGCATCGATCCTCGCGAGAGTCGGGGCCATGCGCTCGGCAAAGTTCGGCTCAGGGGGCGCGAAGAAGCGTTTAATGAGGCGTATGACGCTCACGTCAGGTTCCTCTGCGCCCAGCGCGCGATCAGCACGCTCTCGGCACGGTTGTGGTCCTTCGCCCGGGCCAGCGGCGCATGCGGGTACAGCCGCCGCGCAGCATCCAAGCACTGCGCCTTGTCCGCGCCAAGCCCATAGAAGCGCTTCCAGCGCTGCGGTGTCACGTACTCCATGCGCATGTCGCAGAGGATCGCGACAGCCTCCAAGATACCCCGCGTATGCGCCAGCGCCCCCATGGTCTGCACCGATGAACCGCCGAGCAGCTGCATGTCCTCCATCGCGAAGATCGCGCGCTCGTCAGCGGGAACGCCGCGACGCAGGATCTCGCGCAGCGCGCGGGCGTCGAGCTTGCGTTTGACGCGCGCCTTCGGGCCGGCAGTCGGGATCGGGCATGTCGGGAGGTCTTCGACCGAAAGGAGGTCGCCGCTGGCGTCAAGGAACGTGATCGCGCCCGTGAGACCAGGGTCGCAGCCGATGATGATCGTCATGCGCCCTCCTTTCGGGCCGGAAGGTTCGCGCGTTGATTCCATGCCTCGACCGCCTCGGGTTGAGTGCGCCGCATCGGCCCTTCGGCCTCGCAATGGAGGCATGCGACCGCAAAACCGTCTGTCCACATCGGGAACAGGCGCGCTTTCAAGCCGCAAAACGGGCACGGCAGCAGCTCGCGCGCGGGCGTAGTGGATGCGTTCATTGCTCTATCTCCGTGTAGTGCTGCAGTGCGTGCGTAGGCCCGATGACAGGCGCCGTCGGCACGATTCCCGATGGTCCATCCCCGCGATTTCCAGAGCCGCCAGTAAGCGAGATCAATTCGCGCTCAAGGCGCGCGAGCCACATTCGCACGATCGGCTTGCCGGGCTTGTGCGGCGATTCGTCAGCCTTCCCGAGCAGCAAGTCGGGGCGACCGTGTTCCGTCAATGCCCGTTGGATCGCCCGATAACCGTTCGGATCGTCGCGAAACGAACCGAAGTGACGCCGGATCGAAAGTGTCGATTCGACGATCGGCATGTGCTCGCGCAACGTCAGCGTGATGGCGTCGTTCGAGCCGCTCGGGCGGCCTGCGTGGCAAAAGCAGTACCACTTGCCGTCTGAGCCTACCGAGCCGAGCAGAGGGCAGCCGAACGCGGCGCACATGCCCCAAGCTTGTCCGTTGATGTCGCTCATCTACGAAGCCTCCGCGCGCGGTCAAGCCGAAGTCCCTCAAGCGTGTTGATCGGCCGGATGTTCAGCAGCGACATCACCTCGTCGATCTTGCTGGCAACGTACTCGCGGCGCTCACGGAGAAGCTCCTCCCATTCCGCGCGATCTTCGTCGGACATCGGAGCCGCCGCGATCCGGGCGACCATCGACAGTTCGAGCGTGCGGAGAGCGAGCGCCTCCGTGCCGATTCGCTGCAGGCGATCGTTGATATCTTCGAAGAAAGCGCTCATGCCGGCACCTGCGCGCGGTTGCGAAGCTCAGCCTCGCACTTCTCGAGCAACCAGCCGTGATCGCGGCCCGGCGGGCAGAGGATGCCGAGTTCGGATGCCTTGCGCTCGATCCCGGCCGGCGTGCGCTTCCACGCGTTGTCCTCGCGCTTCGGCTGAGCCGGCGCCGGATTCAGCAGATCGGGGATGATCGTGGCGAGATAGTTTGGACCAAGCGGTTTGCCCTTGAGGCTGACACGCGCCTTCGAGATCGCAGCGTCGAGGATTTCGTTCGTCACGCGGACGTCGTCGCCCCATGCAGCGATGTTCGGGTTCACGCTGTTCGCTCCGGCCACGCCTCGCTGCCGAAGGTAGACGGCGATTTCGATCGCTCTCGAAACCGAGGTAGAGCCGTCAGGCACATGCACTGCCGCTGATGGCGCCGGATGCGTCACCGCGTCACCGCGTGTCACCGCGTCACCTTCGACAGGTGACGCGCCTTCTACGGTTGATTCTTGCTGCTGCTCTACTTGAGTAGAGATAGACTCCACTCCATTCCCTTCCCCTACTCTACCTTCCGTAGTCGAGTCACCAGCGACGTACCTCGCGTCACCTTGCGTCACCTTTGCGTCACCTGACGCGTTTTTGCGCTTGCAAGCCTTGCAGATAAGGCGGTAATTCCTTACATCATGCGGGTTTTCGGCCGCTTCGTCGGTGACGCGAAGAAGCGTGTCACCTTGCGCGTCACCACACTGGTGACACGTGTCACCGTCTCGGTCGCGCAATTTCTTCAGGAGCAGTTGGCGTTGTTTTCCACCCAGTCTTTTGGGTGACGCGGCGTCACCTGCGTCACCTTGCGTCACCGCGTCACCTCGCGGGTGACGCAGAGTCGGTTGGTCGATGCGCTGGTGATGCCATCCGGTGACGTGCCAGAACTCCTTTCCGTCGGCCTCGTACTCGGAAAGCAGCCCCTGCTCGATGAGCTCGTCAACCCACTGCATGACGACCGAGGCAGAAACGTCGTCGGCGGGCAGCACTTCGGCCTTCAATGTTTTCGCGCTCGCCGGATGGTTGCCGCCGTCGTCGCAGAAGTTCCACATGCCGATGAAGAGCAGCCGCGCGTCGCGCGACAGCTCGAGAACCTGCTCGGAGGTCCAGAATTCGGGCTTGATGGTGCGGATGCGGGCCATGTCAGCACCCCATCCGCACGAAGACTGCCGCACCGAACGGGCGGCAGGAAAGCGCTACCGCTTGTTCGCGAGCGCGATCAATGCGTTGCCGACTTCCTCGCAGCATTCCAGAGGAATTGCGACGCTGTCCGAAGTCACATGCTCCAGACTCTCGCTGATCGAGGTCACGCTGACGGTGACTGAACCGGCTCGATTGCGAAACACCTGAATCGAAGGCCGATGCTCGATGACCAGCTCGACATTTCCATCGTCTTGGTGATGTTCTTGTTCCATACCTGTCGCTCTCGCCCGCCCGGTTAAAGGGTTGGGCGCGCGCCATCCGGCAGGCAAAAATGGCGCACCGGTGGCCACCGGCTGCCCAACGTGAAAGTCGATCATACGACAGCTGCACACCGGGTTCGCAATCCGCCGGGGTGAGAGGATTCGGGAGGTCGTTCATGCCCACCTCCAGCACGCGCCGAAGGCGACGGAGATGACGCCTGCCATCCAGAAATCGATGATGAGTTCGATCATGGTTATTCCCTTCACCCTGCGATTCCCGCTTTCTTCAGCAGATCGAGCAACTCCGGGCCGAGCGCCTGAATCTGCTCAAGCGCGGCCTGCTTCGTATTACGGCGATCGCCGAGGAATTTCTCGCAGAGGTAGTACAGCGGCGTCATATCGCCGCTGACATCGAGATATCGCTCGAAGCTGTCCAGCGAGAAATGACGCTGCGTGTCGTCAGCAAGCTGGGCGCTGAGATTGCCCGGCGCCTGGTCCAGATCGATAGCGATGCGCTTCAATCCGCGTTGGTAGATACCTTGCGCCACACATTCACGTACGTTGCGATAGCGCTCGATGAGGCCCGGCTCGAAGTCCAGCGTGAGCTGGCTAGCGCCGGCATTGATGTTGGCTGATTTCATGTTCTATCGATCGCTATCGGTGGTTATCAATCGCGGCGATGAAAAATGGCGACAAGCGCCACGCGAAAGGGAGGAGCTTCCAGCCATGTCAGAATCGATTCCGGCTGCCACGCCAACGTCATCAATCCATTTCATGAAAGGAAGCCCCTATGACCAAATACTTCGTTGCCGTGCGGAACGATCAATCCATCCACGCACTGCTAAAAACGCTCAACGCCGATCGAACCAATCCTGTCGTGCTCCCCATCGGCGAACCGGGCAACGACGAGTTCCTGCTTATCCGATGTACGTCGGTAGAAACCACGGCGTTTGGGCTTCTTCACTTCGTGCCGGAGCCGGAATCCACACCGGCGCCGGCAGCCATTGCTGCGGCCACCATTCCGTTGCACCTACTGGCGTGGATCGCGGAAGCGCAGGACTCGTCGGCTGCGGAACTTCGGATTCTTTGACTGCCAGTCCGGCAAGCGCGCGCGTCAGTGCGTTCGTCGGGGCCACGTGTCGAGATTTGCGTGCGTCGCGCGCACGACGGCGCGCCCGCACGCGCTCGATGTCAGGGCGCGTGCTCATGCGGCCACCTGGGCGGATTGGTTAGCGACGAGCTCAGGCCAAATGTCTTGCCAGTCGTCGGGGCGCAGGTCTCGTCGAGAAACTGCAGCTCCAGTCGCTTTCTCGATCAGAACGCAACGCGCGGGCGAGATCGACGAGGCTCCGGACGCCATCTGAGAAAGGAATGAAGCAGATACGCCGATCTCGTCTGCGAGCTTTGATGCCCCGCCTCGCTCGAGCGATGAGAGGTAAGTCTTCAGGTCCATACATAGCCCGGGTGGATGGTTGTACGCCCTAAGTTTAATAAATACTAAACCCAAAGGTCAAGTATTTGCTTGTTTAGCCCATGCTAATCAAACTTTCACTCATGGAAATCGCAGATATTCGCCGAGCGCGTTTGCGGCTCTGGTTTGCCAATCGAACCCTCCCGCAGGAGGAAAAGAGCTACCTTTCGCAGCTGATGAGCACGAAGGGAAAGGCGTCATTTGGAGAGCGAGCCGCGCGCCGGCTGGAGCGCGACTACGGGATGGAACCCCTTTATCTCGACCGGCCAATCGAAGAATCAGTCGAATCTGAGAGCGTCCGCGAGCCGACTGATGAAGAATTCTCCCTTGTTCCGCAGCTCGATGTTTCGGCTGCGTGTGGAGATGGAAAGTTCGTTGATCACGTCGTTGTGAAAGGCGGCCTAGCTTTCAAGAGATCAAGCCTGCGCGACTTTGGTGTGCCAGAAAAGTCGGCACGGATCATCTACGCGTCCGGAGGAAGTATGTCCCCAAATATTCAGGACGGATGCGTCGTGCTCCTCAATTTGGCCGACCGGGAACCGCGAGACGGAAAGGTATATGCAATCTGTACGCCTGATGGCGGGCTGGTGTTGAAGCGGCTTGTGTTTGACTATCATCCGACCATAGGGGCTCACGTCTGGATCATGCGAAGCGACAACCCTGACAAGACCGCACATCCCGACAAGATTCTTCCGCCGGATGACCGCACGGCGATCATAGGTCGCGCGGTTTGGAACGACAATAGACTATAGGAGATGGCATGTCTCTAAAATCGGGGATGAGTGATGCCGCCATGTGGATCGTCATGATTGTGGTCTTCGGCGCAGCATTCAAGGGATGTAGTGCCTTGGAATCTCGTGCAGGAATCAGTTCTTGGATTGAGCGAAACATTACTTGCAAGTACAAAAATGCAAGTGGAGACTGCCTGACGGAAGACGAGCACTTCAGGCTCGTCGCACATGATGCGGCTGTGGACGCCCTGACTGACATGCTGAACTTCTGCAGCGGGCCGGCCTTCGGCGCCCGCTTTGACCCAAGCTGCGTGGCATTGCGGAAGGCTGTTTCACAGGCAGCAAATTAACTTCTCAAAACCACTCAAACCGGGGAATGACATGATCAAGCATCTATTTGCAGTCAGCCTTATAGCCACAAGCAGCATCGCATGCGCCCAGCAGAGCTATCAGGATATCGGCAGCATTCGCTACTACCAAAACGGCGAAACCGCCCAAGTCATCAACAACCAGGCATATTACAGCAACGGCCAAACCGCTCAGCAGATCGGAAATACGACCTATTGGAGCAATGGTCAGACTGCGCAGCAGATAGGGAACAACACCTACTACAGCAATGGCGTCACGGCTCAACAGATAGGCAATTCGACCTACTACTCGAACGGCAAAACCTGCCAACAAATCGGGGCGCAGACGTATTGCAACTGACGCGACAAGCATCCTGATCGTCCCGCTCCGGCGGGATTTTTTTTGCCCTCACTACGCCCGTTAAGCGGAGGTTTAGCAAAAAAGGTTTAGTCTTTGCTTGACATGTAGTTTAGCGTTCAATAAACTGGTCTCAACGTCACCTCCGACACCGAGGCAACCATGCTCCACCCCCACCCGATTACCCCGCGCGCGCTGCCGTCGGCTGCCGACGTATTCGCGTTCGAGCTGAAGCAACGAATCCTCGCGAACGGCGCGCGTCTGGCCGTCGCGTTCACCGACAGCGGCGCGCGCCTGCAGAACGCGATGTGCCGCGAGCTGTTCGACGCGACGGGCGAGGTTTTCTCCGCCGGTTCGTTCGTGCGCGTGGGCGGCTGAAATGCTCCATCCCGCCACCACCGAACGCGCGGCCGACTTCTGGTCGGATCGCGCCAAGCGCGAATACGACGACGCGATCGACGCCGAACAAGCAGCGTTCGAGCGCGCGTCGGCCGAAGTAGAGATCGACGACGTGATCAACGCGATGGCCGAGCTGCCGGCTGGCTTCCGCGCGAAGGTGATGAACGCCTTCCTCGACAAGAGCGACCACGCCCACTTCGTCTACCTGCTCGAAATCCTCTTCGAAGACGCGTTCAACGCGGCCGCCGAGGGCATCGCGCGGCGCAAGGGGTATTGAGCGTGACCACCACCCGCCTCCTGATCGGCGCCGCTGCGCTGCTGATCCTCGCCGCTGTCGTGATCGTGCGCGCAATCGCACGCGTCAACGACGACGATCACCACCGCGGCTGAGCCGCGTACCACCCAGAGGGACCACATGGACAAGAGCGAAAACCGCCTCTATCGCGAGGCGCACCAGATCAGCAACGGCGGCCCGGCGTTTCCGTCCACCACGAAGACGTACATCGCCGATGACGGCGACACGATGCACCAGGGCGCGAACGGCATGTCGCTCCGCGACTACTTCGCAGCGAAGGCGATGCAGGGGTTCTGCGCGAACCCGGACCATGCAGTGCTCGATGGTGAGTGCAAATTCGAGTCGGCCGCGAAGGAGGCATACCTTCTGGCCGACGCCATGCTCCGCGCGCGAGGTGCGGCATGAACGAGATCAAGCACACGCCCGAGCTCGAAGCCTACGGACCTTTCGTCAGCGAACGCCGCGGCGACACGACGCATCAGGTTGCCGACTGCTCGATGAACCCGCACGGCACGGAATACGCGCGGTTGTTTGCCGCTGCGCCGAAATTGCTCGACCTGATCACCAAGGCACGCCGCTACGTCGGCATGGTGACCGATATCCCGGGCGACGATCCGATTTTCGCGGTGATGGATGACATCGACGCCGCTATCGCGCTCGCCACGCAGGCGCCAGAGGCTGCGCCGGAGCCGGTGCGGCACTTCCGCGCCTGCGGGGAGGGTCTGTGATGCGCACCGCAAACGACAACGACCTCTACCGCGCGTGCGAGCGAGTGCACCTGTCGATCCAGATCGGCTCGGCCGTTGGCGCAGGTGCATGCATCGGTGCCTTCTGGTGGCTCGCCGTCGCGCTGCGTGCTGGAGGTGCAATGTGAAGCGCCTGATTCGCAATGTGGTCGAGATCGTGTCGATTTGGGCTGTGCTCGGCGCGATCCTGTTCCTGTTCGCATGGCTCGTGTTGCCGCAGCTGTTCGAAGCGCCTGTTGTGCGCGGCGTGTGGGGGGCGTGATGCTCGACTACAACCTGTCGATCGACGCGTATCACGCGCTGCCGTCCGTCTCGAAGTCGCAACTCGATGACCTCGCGCTGTCGCCGTTCCACTTCTACAGCCGGCATCGCAATCCGCTGCGGCCGCCGCGCGTCGAGAAGGCCGGCCAGCTCGAAGGGCACCTCGCGCACTGCGCAGTGTTCGAGCCCGACCAGTTCGACGCGCGCTACGTCTGGGCACCGAAGGGCGCGCCGCGCAAGCCGACGGACGCGCAGTGGAACGCAAAGAAGCCGTCGCCCGACAGCGTCGCGGCGATGGAATGGTGGCGCGAATTCCTCGACGCATGCGGCGACAAGCGCGTGATCACGGTCGAGCAGTACGACGTCGCGATGCGCCAGGCGGAATCCGTGCGCGCGCTGCCGGAGATTCAGGACGCGCTGTCGCAGGGCCGGGCCGAGGTGTCGGCGTTCTGGACGGACGAAATGACCGGCGTCGAATGCCGCTGCCGGCCGGACTGGGTGCATGCGCTGTCGCGCAAGTCGGTCGAGCTGCTCGACCTGAAGACGTTCAGCTGCGCGGCCGCCGACGAGTTCCGCCGCCAGATCGCGCGCAAGCGCTACCACGTGCAGGACGCGTTCTACTCGGCCGGCTACAGCGCAGCGGCCGGCGTCACCGTCGAGAAATTCACGTTCATCGCCGTCGAGACCGAGTGGCCCTACGCGGCCGCGTCGTACACGCTCGGACCCGAAAGCCGCGAGGAAGGATTCATGGAGTGCCGCCGGCTGCTCGACCTGTACGAGGAATGCGTGCGCCTGAAGCGCTGGCCCGGCTACTCGGACAAGAGCACGCAGATCGACCTGCCCCCTTACGCGTTCACGTCGCAAGAGGTGGAAATTTCCTATGTGTAGATCCATCACTCGTGAGCGCGTCGCAGAACGTCTCACGTACGACGCCAACACCGGGCAATTGATCTGGAAGTCGGCCGCCAAGAACAAGGCGCACGTGATCGGAAAGCCTGCAGGACGCGTTGAAGCCAACGGCTACCGCCATGTGAAGGTCGATGGCGTGCTGTACGCATCGCACCGGCTGATCTGGCTGCTGATCCATGGCGAATGGCCGAAAGGGATGATCGATCATATCGACGGAGACCGGCTCAATAACCGCATTTCCAACCTGCGCGACGTCGATGCGAAGGGCAACGGCGCAAATCGCACGAGGGTGCGTAAGGACTCGAAGTGCGGTGAGTTCGGCGTCTTCGAGCAGCGCTCACGCTGGTACGCATATGCGTACCGAAACGGCCGAAAAATCAGTTTGGGCGGCTATTCCGATAAGGCGTCAGCAGTCGCCGCGCGGGCCGCTTTCAAGAAATCCGAAGGAGAAAACCATGTCTGACATCACCGACCTCCGCGGCACCATCGTGCCGAAATCCGACCAGCTGAACGCAGAGCAGCTGCTGGCCGGCGACATGACCATCACCGTGACCGATGTGCGCATGGGCAGCGAGGATCAGCCCGTGATCCTGCATTACGAGAACGACGAGGGCCGGCCGTACAAGCCGTGCAAGACCATGCGCAAGCTGTTGATCTTCGCGTGGGGCGAGGACGGCCGCAATTGGACCGGCAAGTCGATGACGCTCTACAACGACCAGGCAGTGCGCTTCGGCGGCATGGTCGTGGGCGGCATCCGCATCAGCCACCTGAGCGACATCGAGCGCGAGATCTCGCTTTCGCTGACCGCGACGAAGGGCAAGAAGGCGCTGCACACGGTGCTGCCGCTCGAGGTCGTGCGCCTCGACGACGTGCTGAAGGCGATCGCGGCTGCCACCGATCGCAACGGCATGAACGCCGCGAAGGTGCTCGCGATGAAGCTGCCGCCGGGCGATCAGGCACAGGCCGCGCAGGACGCGTACAACGCGCGCGCGCGCGAGCTGCGCGCCGCGGCAACGCGAAAGCCGGCCGACCAGCAGCCGGCCGACGGCCCGAGCGACGATGAAGCGGCCGCGCTCGCGCGCCTCGAAGAATGCACAGACGTCGACACGCTCGATGTGCGCATCGACGAGTTCCGCGACTACCCGGCCGACGTCCTCGGGCGCCTTACCGAAGCGTACAACCGCCGCCGCGAGGCGCTGCTCGGCGCCTGATATGCGCACGTCCTCTGACCTCCACCGTCTCGTCGCGCGCATCCGGCACGACACGACCATCAGCCCCGTCGATCGCGAGCTGTTCCGCCCGCTGTTCACCGCGTTCGACGACGGCCAAGTGCTCACCGTGCCGGCCGCCATCGAGAAGCGCGTGCGCCACTACGCCGGCCGCGTCGCCCCGCAGAAGCAGTAACCACATCACCACCCACAGGAGAAGCCATGCTTTCCCTCGAACAGAAGCTCGTGAAGGTCAAGAAGGTAACGCCCGTCGAAGAATTCAAGGGCGACAAGCGCGACTACGGCTGCAGCGTGCGCATCGAATGGCTCGGCGACAACACGACGCTCGACACGCTCGACAAGCATCTGCGACTCGCGTTCTACGAGCGCGAGAACGGCAAGCCGCGTGTCGAGCCGAGCGGACAGGAGGGCATGCCGTTGCCGCGCGTCGAGGTGACGGACGACGAAGGGTGCACGACAGCCGATGCTCGGATGTTGCGCGCGGCAAATCACGCTCTCGCAGCCGAGAACGATGCGCTTCGCCGAGCACTGCGCCCGTTTGCCAACATCGTATCTACCGACCGGCTGTCGTGGGCGATGGTCGAGTACTGCGTTGAGGGTGATCCCGAGAAGCAGGCATCCCAACGGCCACAGATGCAGCGCGCATTTAATCGAGCGGCTGATCTGCTTCGCGAAAACGTGCCAAGCGAAACTCCTACGGACAATGACGAGATCGACGCCGAGCGCTATCGCTGGTTGCGGAAGCAGTACTGGCATGAATCGTCGCTGTTCGTCGTGGCTGGCAGCAAGTCCCGCATTCAACTCGGCACCGATTGTCCGGCTGACGATCGCCTTGACGCAGCCATCGACGCCGCCCGCGCAGGAGAAGGCCATGCAGATCAAGCCTGAGAACCGCGGCCGCTATCCGGCTAACTGGCCCGATATCCGCGCGCGCATTCTCGTGCGGGCCGGCAACCGCTGCGAGCAATGCCACGTCGCGAACGGCGATGTTATCACTCGCGGGACCGGAAAGGATGCGGGAACATTCCAGCGATTCATTGGCGATGGCGAGGTATTCGACGCGATCGACGGCAAGATGCTGGGCGTTTGCAAGGCGTCCGAGTACAGCAGCAACGGCCACTGGACGAAGGTCGTCCTCACGATCGCGCATCTCGACCATGTTCCCGAGCACTGCGACGACGACAACCTGAAGGCGCTGTGCCAGCGCTGCCACCTCGCCTATGACGCCGAGCATCACCGCACGAACGCGGCCGCGACGCGCCGCGCGCGGAAGGCGATCGGCGATCTGTTCGAAGTATCCAGCGCAGGAGAAGGCTAATGACCAAATACGAAAAACTCGACTCCCTGATTCTCGCGCAGATCGGCGAGGCGCCCGTCTCTTTCACTCAACTGCGCGGCTGTCGCGCACTCATGGACGAATGCGGCCGACACGCCAAGGAAGCAGGCACGAAGCGCTCGCGCTACGGCGTCGACGACTGGCGCGTTCTTGATCGTCGTCTCCAGGCGCTGCGCAAAGCCGGGCATATCAAAGCGACCGGAAAGGGATGGGTTCGTGTGGGAGAAGGCCAATGACTGAACCGATTCTGAAGCCGTGCCCGTTCTGCGGCAAACAGCCATACGTGGCCGAAGAGTTAGATCCTGACGCCTGGTGGTACGTAGCTTGTCAGACGCCGGGATGCATCTTGCCTTGCGCCGGTGGTCACACGTCCATTGAATCGGCGATCGCCAAATGGAACAGCCGCGCCACGCCCGACAGGGATTCGATCATCGAGGATGTGCGTGACTATTTGCAATGCGTGGTTGATCAGTCGATGTCGAGAAACAATTCACTGAGCTTGGCGGCTGAACTGATCGACGCCATTGATGCGGCTTTCAAGACCGCTCCCAATGGAGAGAAGGGATGAGCGCTGAAAACTTCGTGCACATACACGCTCCTGAGCCGATTGAGGAGCGCTGCCAAGTCGACTTCTGTCCGACTTGCGAGCGTCCGCGCCGCATGTTTATTCGATATTTCGAATGGTATGGCGCGACCGTAACCTGCGCTGGATGCGGTGAGGAATGGCAAGACGGCTATCGGTCGGAGCGCCTCTTGATGCCCGGTTGGCGCAAGCAAAACATTCAGCGCGCCATCCGCAACTTGACGCGCATTGGAGTGAAAGCATGATCGACATCGAGAAGATAAAAGCGCTGGCGGCGTTCGCTGACCGACTGCGAATCGAGGATACGCTCTGCAAGCACGGCGGCTTCACGGAAGAAGCCGATTTGATCGACACCCTCCTATCCGAACTCGAAGCCCGAGAGGCGGATCGGCGGGATGCGGCGCGGTATCGGTGGCTGCGCGACGACTCGAATGCGGCACTTTCCTGGGAGCCGATGGTTTTCAATTGCCATCCAAGCCATCCGATCAGTTGGGTCAACGCGCTATACGGCGAAAATCTGGACAACGTTATCGACGCCGCCCTCGCACAACGACAAGGGGAAGGCCATGTCTAGCCGCCGCATCAACAGCGCAGCCGTGGTCGGCGTCCTCGCAACCGGGACGCACACCGCGCGCGAGATAGCGGCCGAACTCCAGACGTCGACGGCGTTCGTGCAGTGCTTCCTCGACACGCTGTTCTACGCCGGCCGCATCCGGATCGATCGGCGCGTCACGACGGACACGGCGTACGAGCTGACACCGGTAGCCGCACCGCGCGCGCCACTCGACACGCCGTCCGCCGGGCCGCGTCTCGCACCAAACCTGAAATCCACGCTCGCCGGCTACGATCGCGAGATCAGCCGCCGTGTCGAGCTTGCTATGTCCACGAGGGCACGATGACAGATACACCCATCGAGCAGGCGGAAGTCGCTCTCACGCTGCAGCAGGTCGCCGACCGCCTGCAGCTTTCCTACAGCACGGTTTTCGCAATGCGGAAACAGATCGGCTTCCGGATGCCGGGATCGCGCGTCTGGCGCGTCTGGCCATCCCAGCTTGCCAGCATGTCCGAAAGGCGCAACAATCTGACCCGGCTATCGCTGCGGGTCGGGGGAGAAACTGAATGCCAATCCGCAAAGACAAAAAATCCGGTATCTGGTATCTCGACGTCAGCGCGCCAGGCGGCCAAAGAATTCGCCGCTCTGCTGAAACAAAGGACAAGCGGGCAGCGCAGGAATACCACGACCGGCTGAAGGCTGATTTGTGGCGGCAGGACAAGCTCGGCGAAGTGCCAGACCGCATTTTCGAAGAGGCCGCCATGCGATTCCTGAAGCTCTGCGAGGGGCAACGCGACTACGCTGGGAAGCTCCGGCACATCACCTACTGGGGAGAGCAGTTCGTCGGTCGATCGATCAAGAGCATCACGGGCGACGACATCTTCAATGCGCTGCCGACCCATCGCTTGATCAAGGGAAAGCCGGCGCGGCCGCTTGAACCAGGCACGCTAAATCGGTACATGAACACCATTCGGCGCATGCTGAACCTGTGCGTCGAGTGGGAATGGATCGATCGTGTGCCGAAGCTCCAGCGGTTCGAGGAACCCGACGTGCGGGTGAGATGGGAGCCGCCGGCGGTAATCATGGCGATGATCAACGCGTTGCGCCTGCCATGGATGCGCGACGCGGCGATCGTGGCCGTGGCGACCGGGATGCGCGAGTCTGAGCTGTTCGGCCTGCGCGTCTCGCAGCTTGATCTCGCGCAGTGCAACGCGTGGATCACGCACGAGGGTGCGAAGTCGAAGCGCGCGCGGTCGGTGCCGCTCAACGAGGACGCGATGAGCGTCCTCGCGCGGCGGGCCCAGACGGCGACGGATCTCGTTTTCACGCGTGGGTACACACGCGGCGACGGGCCGCCCAAGCTGATCGGGCAGATCGACAAGCGGGACTTCGCGCGGGCATGCGAGGCGGCCGGGATGGTCGACTTCAACTGGCATGATCTGCGGCACACCTGGGCGAGCTGGCACGTGCAGCGCGGGACGCCGTTGATGGTGCTGAAGGAACTGGGCGGCTGGGAGACCGTTGCCATGGTGCAGAAGTACGCGCACCTCGCGCCGAGCCATCTGGCTCAGCACGCCGGCAACGTCAAGTTTCTGTCAATGTCGGTCGAGCAGGAAGAAAAAACGCCGCTGTCGGAAGCGGCGCAATCCCTTGCTGCATAA